ATCCCACGAACGGATATAAAAGTCTGCCATGTTGTTACTCCTTTACTTGTCTAGTGAATCCTTTATCCAGCGGAGGTCGGTCCGCATCTCGATAATGGTTTGCGTCAATGATGCGAACTTCTCCGCGTACTGGTTGTGTGAAGCCACTGAACGCTCCAGGCTCTCCAGTCTCGCCTCAAGCGAGGACTGCTGCTCCGCCTGTTTCCTGATAGCGTCCTCCTGCGCCTTCTTCATGCTTTTCATCTGCTGGATGATGCCCAGAAGGCTTCCCACGATACTGAGAATGACCGTAACGGTCCCGAAGTTAAGTTCCATAGGTTTATGCTGTCCTCTTCCAATAAAACTTATCGCAGAAACTGTCCTGCATTGCCGTGTACAGGCAAGGGCAGGTCACAGTCCATTCAAATGTGTTGCCGGATGAGACGCTTGTCGAGTTGCCCCGAACAACGACGTCCAGCGTTCTCACGCGCCCGTCTGTGCCGATGTCCATCAGGCAGATGGCGTGTGCGCTGTCGCAGTATCCCGTAAACGGGAGAGCCGAAGGCAATGCCGACGCGCCGTTGTTCGACAGCGTCTGCGTCAGCATCTCCAGGTTCGTGTTGCTCATGTTCACCCTGGTCGTCATGCTGCCGATGAATGTGATGTTGTGTCCCTCATAAAGTGCCGTAACCGACAGCGCGGACAGGTTCGTGTTGTTTCTCGTCACTGTCGCCGTCCGGCTCTGGCTCTTGAACTCTTTGTCCACGAGAGACCAGCTGCCGCCGAGGTCCGTCCCCGGATTCGTGTTGGTGCTTGTCACGACGACGGAGCCCACGGGGAAAGAGAAACTGGTGCCGCCGCCTCCGGAAGATGTCGTGCCGGATGTCTCCAGCCCGGCTATCGTGTCGGCGATGTTTGCCCTGACCGTTCCAACCGTGACCTTGTTATACCGCTCCGTCAGCACGTTCGTCTCGATGCCGACGACCTTCGCCGTGGCCGTGACTTCGTATGCCGGGAACGAGACCGTCACCGTGTCGCACAGGTCGACCTGCTCCAGATCCGATATGCCGGCGTATTCATCCGTGGACGCGAGATCCACGAAGGAGACGTCGAACGTGACCTGCGGAACTGTCAGATTGTGCTCAGACACATAGGTCTGCGCCGCCTGGTACAGTTCGATGCTGGTCGGCTTCGTGTCGAACTCCGAGGACATGTCCAGCGGAATGATGTATTCGTAGTTGGTGGACAATACGCGGAGGATCTTCCCTGTGATCTCCACGTAGTCCGAGTCGGATTTCCAGAACGGATATACTCCCGTTGCGAGAACGGTCATGTCTCTCGTCATAAGGAAGTCCGTCATGTTCTTCCCGTATGCGATGCGGACCCCGCTGTTCGTGCCTCTGGCCGAAAGCAGCGAACAGTTGAATCTGTCCCACAGGAACTCGCCATGGAAGAGATCCAGGAGGGATCCTTCCTGCCCGCCGAGGACCTGTCGGATGGAGGACGGGACCTCCACATCAAGATCTGCCGAGCCGGTGATGTTCGAGGAAAACGTGAACGGCGCCGTTGTCCCCTGCGGTGCATGGGACGCGAACGCGTTCATTATCGTCTGCGCGCTTCCCGTCGTGCTGAAGGGTTCCAGCGGCATCCCGCTCAGGTCATAGGCCACGTGCCTGGCATGAATCGTCACGATGCCGTTCAGCGGCGCTTCTATCTGGTAGATCCGGAACGGCTGCGCTGTTCTGTATGGCGAAGGTATCGCCATGATGATGCACCTGTCGGAAATCTCCGAGTAATGGTTCCCGTCCAGCGGGTAAGTCATCACCAGTTCGAAGGATCCGTTCCTCTCTTCCGTGACCGTGCAGGAAATCGTGTCGCTCAAAGGTCCGAGACCATGGTCTGAAAAAGATGTCTCTGTCGAAGGGTAAAGAATCGGAATCATTTTCGCCCTCCTTTACAGCACCCACCATCTTGGGATCCAGTTCACGACCATCGAGCTGTTGCTCTTGCTGAACGAGCATCCGCCGCTCGGAACGCCCACGATGTCGCCGCTTACGCAGCTGTTGCAGTTCAGCCGGCTGTAAAGCGTCGCCTTTACTCCGGTCGGATTCCCGGAAGACCATGTGAACGTATTGCTCAGCACGTTTGCCGTATGCGATATATTTATCGTTGTCGAAGCGTCCACGACAACGTTCGTTGAACTGGACGTGCCGCCTGCCATCTCCAACGTGCCTCTGGCTACGCCCTGCCATGTGGACAGCTCGTACTCGAGATAATAATTTGTTAAAGCCATAAATCGCACCGGGCAGAGCGGTGACCAGGTCGTGTTCCCCGTGGTGATGAATTCGGTGCCGAGATACAGTTTCTCGTTCATCGTATCGCTTCCGGCCCATGCGTCCTGCGTTTCTGTATCGATGTACAGCGTGCCGGGGTTGTTTGTGATGGTGAACGTGTACTCGCCCACCGTGACGGACCCGTTGTTCGTGCAGGAGAAGATGGGATAGCATGGCATATAGCTGTTGGAAAGCGTTGCGCCGGTGACGAGCGTTTTCGTCTCTCCGGTCTTCAGGAAGCGCTGCGGCTTGCAGCTAAACACGAGCGTCGCGCGTCCTTTTACGTTGCGGAAGTTTCTGTTCTCGACGAGTTTCGAGTAGCAGGCCATGCGGTACACTTCCGGATAATAGTCGTCTTCCAGGCGGCAGTATCCCTTGCTGCCGAGGAGCCACATCGACACGGCGGACGCCAGTTCCTGGAAGGTCTTCCCTGAATCGGCGAACCAGATGTCGTATGCCTGCTCCACGTTGCCGTAGGCTCCGGTGTCTCTCACGAGATCTCCGTTCCGTCCCTCTACCGCGATGTACTCTACCTTGCGCGGAGCCGCGGTATAGTCGGGACAATGCTCGACCACGATGCCGTAGGTCGTCGAGGCGACCCCGTTAAAAGTTATCACGCCCATACTGCCGTCCTCCTGTCTGTCGCCTGCTGGATCCTGAGCATCACGATGTCAGCGATGTCCGCAGCGCTCTGTCCGGCTGTGCCGTATACGCTCATTGTCACGTTGTTCGTGACCGTGTTGTTTGTGATTGTCTGCGCGAGATCTGCGGAAGCGTCCGCCAGCATCCACTCGCTGTCCTCGATGCCTTTCGCAAGGCCTGACACGAACTCCGGCATCCACTTGTCATAATCCCGAAGCGGACCGTAGTCAGGGCGCGAGAAGTGAATCGGACCGGCGGCTGCTTCGGCTGCCCTCTGCGCTGCCTGCTCGATTTGCGGGATGCCTTCCAGCATGCCCTCGGCGTACCCGGTCGTCAGTTCGAGGCCCCACTTTTCGCTGGCCTTGTTCATTTCCTGGAAGACGTTCGGCAGTTTCTCGTTCAGCTCCTGCTTCACCTGATTCGTGAGTTCGGGCAGCTTGTCGCTGTACTTCATGGTGCCTTCTATCATCTTGTCCATCGCTTCGTTGTGGCCGGTCTGCAGGTCCGTCAGATCCGAGAGAATGAGACGGCCCGATTCATGGGCCGCGTCGCTCATGTCCCCGAAGACTTTCTGTTTCACTTCCTCGCTGTCGCCTGCAAGTTCCAGCATCGCCTGAGCCTGTTTCTCCCGGTTGTCGTCGACCGCCTGAGAGAAGTTGCTGTAGAACCAGGTGATGACGTCCACGAGCTTGCTCGCGCCTTCCACCGCGACAGCCAGCGCAGCGCCGATGCTGTCCCAGTCGATGTTCTCCACGAAGTCCTGCGCCGCGGGAATCAGACTTTCCGTCAGCGCCTGGTTGACCGGTTCGAAGGCTGTTCCCAGTCCCTCGCGCCATGTCGTTTCCAGGAGCGCCGTCTGGCCCTGCAGGGTCGTTGCTCCGACCTGCGCCGCTTCGAAGAATCGACCGCCTTCCGATGTCGCCGCCGTCAGTGCGTCGACTATCATGTCGAAGGTGATGTCCATCTCCTTCAGCTGCTCGACGGATTTCCCGGTCTGGTCAGCGATTAGAGAATAGACGTCAACGCCGGCCATGCTGAACTGCTTCATGTCCGCAGCTGCGGCCTTGCCCACGCTCTGGATCTGCTGGAGGTTGCTCGCCATGCGGTTGAACTCTTCGTTTCCGCCGCCGACCGCCACGATGGCCTTCGCCAGTCCGGCGATGGCTTCCTGTGATCTCTCTCCATTGACGCCCGCTGCGATGAGCATCTTGTTGGCGTCAATGAGTTTATCGGCTCCGAGGCCGACCACGGTGGACAGTTCCTTCTGGTTCGCGATGAGTTCCTTCGTCGCTTTGGATGCCTGGTCTGCGGACATCCCGCTCGTCTTGAAGAACGCCTCGATGGTCTTCTGGTAG